TTCAATGCGTTAGCATAACAATGAGTCCACTCAAAGTTATCCAAGCTCGACCTAACCCATATCGTACACGGATGATTATACATCATTGGTAAGTAGGGCGTGAGCGGTCGCTGGTCAAGCGGTAGGTGCTTAATCTTGGCTTTCTCACTATTTAGTACCTCACGTTCGTCCTTGTCAAGCGCACGGGGTACAAAACCTAGTTTGGCATCAATCCATATCGCAGTACATAAGAGTTGTGCTGCCTCGAGAGGCATCTTTACTATGTGCTTGTCGACATGATACTCTGCGCATTTGTCTAGGTCTTCATCTAAATAAAATAAATTCATTACGCAATCCAGCACTTATACTTAGGACATTCGCCATTGTCTGACTGTACTGTTGTCCCACAGTGTTTGCACTCTCCGTAATGGTATGTTTCAAACTCTTTTGTTTCTGAGTTCCACATATTAACTGTTTTGTGTTCGTTGTATTCTGTATTTTTCATATGTATATTATACTAAAATTATAAGCATATGTCAAGTACTATTTTTTAACTCCATAAACGCAGCATGTGACCACTCCACATTATCAGTTACTAGACTCCACATATATGTATGCCCAGAACTCATAAGTATATCACAGCGCTGGTTTCCATAGGCACATATGTACTTTGTCTTTTGATACGGCACTATATACTCAGGGTTAACGTGACGCATTGTAAGTTGCCAGTTGTCGTAAGTATTCGGTAAGAGTATGATTGGATGCTTCATTCCATTCTTAAGAATGTCATTGCGCAAAACGTCATATCCGTCCTGCTCCTTTCTATGGGAAACAGGACAGAAAATGTCCGTAGCATGAACCATCTCAGGTTCATACTTTCTCTCTACTAATTCAAAGTCTATAAATAATCTTGCTGTTATCACTTTCCAAATGCTCTTCCTGCTTCACTGATTCCAAAACTTCCTAGTGTAATCACTACGAGACTTGTGAATATGGTGTCACTAATTACTAAGTCCTGTCCCCAGAACGCTGTTATTAAATCACACCCAGCGAAAACAATAAGCATAAAGAACGCGATGAAGCCAATTATAGCTTTTTCATTAACATCGTTGTCGTCCAAAAATAAATCCATGAACTTTCGTTTGGGTGGTGCGAGTCTTTTCTTGGCTGCTGCAGCTTCGACTTGCATCTCCTTTATCATATCTTCAGAGGCATCTAGCTTCTCAATGAGAGCCATATACTTGTCTAAATCAATTTCAACTTCGTTTCTTGAATTATCAGTTCCTTCTGCCATAGTAATCTCCTATGGTTTCCAGTTATACCAATTCCTCCTATTATAAGGTTTGCTTACTTTTCTTTCTTGGAAATGAAAGCTAATTGATATTCTTGGGCTTAGAGTATCAACTCTATGGTACTTACCTTTCGGTATGTATAGTAGGTCGCCATCGTTTAAGTCTACTACTTCTTCCAAAGTAGCAGTTTCTCTGCGACCCCCTGTTACTTCAAACTCCTCATAAATGTACCAGCGTACTGTGCCTGATACATGCAATAAAAAGTTATCAGTCGAATCTGCATGAATTGGAAATGTAAGTGCATCTCTAGATTTACTACAATATAGATTTGCTTGACCAACACCGTAGTGCTTTTCAAACTCTTGACATTGTTTCCACATAGTTTCGTTTAGAAACTCACTTAGCGTGAGTACAAAACTACTTCCATTATTCCACAGATTCCAAAGTTCTGTGCGTGATAATTTTTCTTTACTTTTCTTCTTACACCACTTGTTGCCTCCAGCAGTTACTACTTGAAGCTGTGGTGTTCTATCCCATGAACCAATATTTATTTGATTGAGATAATTGTCGAGTTCTTCCCAACTAAAATGTTTTGAGAAAGGATTGTCCTCTCTCTTAATATAAAAATGTTTCTTCCCCTTGTATTTCAGATGAAACTCATCAACCCCGATGGGACTTATTAGCTCCTCAAACTTCATTAAGTTTTTCCAATTGTTTTACTTCTCTTTGGTACTTCCAATACACTTCCATTATGTCTTGTCTCTTGTGAGTTGCTTTAGCATGAGGAGAGTACTTGGGATGCCAAGGTTGATAGCTAAGTGCTGTAAGATGTACTTGCCAAATTTCTTCTAATTCAAAATGTATTTTCGTTATATCACTTATATTATTAGTCTTGTAAGGGTAAGCTGTATCACACCCGTCGAAGCTGTTCCATCTAGCATCAATCTCTTGTACTATATTTTTACTTTTTTCTCTAAAAGGAGAACCAATACTTTCCATGAATGACCACTTATAAGTTCCATCCCATTGAGCTTGTTCTTCTATAGAGTGTACATGTTCTTTCGCTTTTTCACAATCTATTAACATAATACTATCACACCACCATCCTCTTTCCTGTGGGGTGTCTTTATGTTTTGCATTATTCATTTGTAAAGAATCCCAGACCATGCCAAAAGGTTTGCCTTTCAGGTCTGTTCTCCACAGATGAAATATATCCCTAAAGTTTATCATATCACAATCTGTGTACAAAGCTCTGCCTTTGAATCCACACATCTCTGGTATAGCATATCTGAAGCAAGTGAAGGGTGTACCCCAGCCTTTTCTTTTCCATGTAGGAAACATACTTGGTCTTAGCCATGTAACTTCTACTTGGTGGTTTGTGTTCTTTAATATACTATATAAATATACTTTCTCTATTGTAGGGTCAAAGTTTTCACTTGTTCCAACAAACAGACGTATAGGTTCTTCACTATTAAATGGGTTATCTCTCTTAAAATGAGCTGTTATTTCGTTAGTCATCATAGTATGTAACATACAGTAGTATGTCCCCCTCTTTTATATGTACATTCATATTCCATAAGTTACCTACACTCTCAACCTCTCCTTCTTTCTTAGGACACCATTCTAAGCCTCTACTAGCCCATGTGTTTAACTTATAATCATTAACTTCTAATGCTTGACATATCTTTTGGTATCTTTTACCTAGTATTATATCAGTATCTCCTTTAATTATATAGTATGCTTGTCTACTGTTCTGAGGTTTAGGTAGTGCTATTCCTTTGTCTGTACCTCTAATTATAACTATTTTTTCTATTGTTTCTTTAAATGCACCTTGGGTACTAATGTCTTCCATAACAGTGTTACCATGAGTTCTCCAGTAAGGATAGGTACAGTTATATACTTCGATATTGTACTTAGGTGGAAAGTAATGCCACATTAAATATGTATCACAAAAAGGAAACTGAGCATCACGCTGAGGGTCCATCCACTCTACTACTTCATTACATAGGTCTGTTACACTTTGTGGGACTACCATACTTTACTTTCTCCTCGTATAAAGCATACTAATACATCTCTTAACCCTGATTTTAGTGGAGTACTTTCGTGCATATGAAATGCTGTAAATATTGTTAAACTGCCTTTCTTCTTCATTGTTTTAAATTTGTGTCTAAATTCTTTTGGTGGAGTATGTTTACCTCCTAGTATATCTTTTTGATTGAAGGACTCAGCAATCTCTAAGTCTCCTCCTGTGTAATCACTACTCAATTGTACACTAATACTTATCTTACGCATCGATCTTCTCTGCAGTATATGTTGTAAGTAAGGTCTACAATCCCTGTGTGCAGTAAAAAATTGTCCTTTCTTTTTGTATCTTACTATGTTAAACTCGTGGTGGTCAGATAAGATAGGATATAAATCGAACTTGTATGTTTTATTATTGTACAAATCAATTGCACACTGTAGTTTATGTCTCAACCATTCAGGTACAGTAGCTCCTCCGAGTCTATCACAGTCTCTCAAAGATTTATCTACTCCTCTGTATCGTGTAGTTGCTGGTTGGAATTGTTTAGTTTGGTAGGAATAAAAGTCTTGTATCTCATTATCAGACAGGAAGTTTTCTATGTGTCCACATAAGTCGCTAGGATTGTTACTGTCTTGACTGAGTACTAAGTTCATCTTTTATCATTTGTTTGATTTCGTTTTTAAATTGGTCGTATGAATCGAATTCACACAAGTCTTTTGCAGGATGTGAGTCGTGTTCTAATGCTACAACTCTATCCTCTAATTCTTCTAGCCACTCTTCGCATTCTCCGAATCGTGCCTGTGCTGGTTCATTTTTATCGAACCATTTGGAGTGTTTCTCCATTGCTCTTTTCCATAAAAGCATCTTTATAAATTTAACCATGAGAAGTACTTATAAATTTAGCAAAAGCATTTGCGTGGTCATGGTATCTACTAGGTATAGATATATCAAATACTATTCTTGGACTGTCGCCCATATTTCTATCACTAATCCATGTAGTCTCACCATCTAACATACCAGTTACACAAGTCCAATCTTTAGTAGTAGTAGGATTGTGTTGGTCTGCTACTTTTATACGTTTACCATCTTTGATAAAGTTTGTAAAGCCATTCTCACTATTATGTATAAATCTAAAGAAGTGTCTAGGTCTATCTCCTCCGTTGCTCCATGCAGTCCATCCTGTTGCTGGGGGTTGGAATACCATACTGTCCCAGTACCATGCTTGATTATCAGTTAGTTGTCGTACTGAACCTATGAAAACTGAACTTCTTTGTTTAAAATCTTTTGATATAGCTCTACCAGCATAATCAACAGAATTACTAGGTTTAGGATATCCATTATCTGATTCATCAGCCATTTTTTCTCTTAAATCAGCCGCTGTTGTCTTAGGTAATGGTTTATATGTCCATCTATGAGGTAGTCTATAGAAATCTTGTGCTAATAAATCTAACCTCTGGATTATCTGGTGTTCTTTAATCGGTATTTGTTTCATTGGTTGTCACTTCTCTATAGTATATTACTACTTCTTTGAGTTCACGAATATATCGTTTTAACTCTTGAGTGTTGTATGCCATTAATTCATAATCTGGTACTGTCATAGCAAAGAATACTACTTGTCCTTGGTCTTTCTCTACTCGTGCTAAGAATTCTTCTATGTTTTTCTCACTAACTACGTACCAATAAGGCTCTTTTAAGTCTATTTCTCTTGGTAGTACTGGTTGTGCTATCTGCCTTTCAATAGGCTTTGCACTAACCTCTAATGTCTTTGTTGGTAACAGGCTGCACGACGATACCATCATCAGCAGCATCAATGTCACGGCTATCTTGTTCGATTCCATCAAATACCTCTTTTGTTGCTTTGTTTACTCTAGGTTCTATTAACCCAGGCTTTGCTGCGGCTAGTTTAGTTAAACTGTGCCTTTTAAATATATCAAGATAACGATTCATTTCTTTTTGCGTTTCTTGACTTTTCTTTTGTAAATCGTTGAGTTTACCTGTCTGTAAGGTAAAGTCGTTTTGTAGTGATGAGATTGCATCTTCTTGCAATTGTACTGCACTTTCTAATTTTGCGTTGTTCTGTGTAAGTGTAGTGTTCTCATTCCATAACCAATAGGTACTTATACCTAGTGATAGTATGATTGCTAGGAGAAACTGATACACAATAGTCCTCCAATAAGTAGTCCTTTACCAAAACATATCCAATACATTTGATATAAGCTAAGTCCATACTTTACTTTCATTTCGTTTATGAACTTCATGTGTCTAAGTTTGAGTTTTTCTATCATAATTCTTCTATTTTGTAGTTAAGACCTTCTGCGCCTCGAATCTCTACTACTTCCTTGTCCTCGTTGAGGAACTTTAGGTATTTAGGTTGTTTTTTCAAAAATTTACGAACTATATAAGTTGTATCATCACCGTCACCATATACGGCATTATAACTAACAGTTAGCTTATATCTTGTCGAGAAATAGCTCAGTATTTTTAACCAAATTTCTTTTATGTCCATTTCTTATTTTCAAACAGAAGACCCTCTGCTTCTCTACGGCGAATAAGTCCTTCTAAGACCTTGCCACCTGCTTTATTCCATCTTGCCATTTGCGCTGGTACTCCTTCATATTCTTCTCGATTGAGTACTTTTAACATGGTTGATGCTTGTAAATTTCCACCACCTAAGTTGAAAGTCCAACTGACTAATGCGTCAAATTGGTACTGTTCTAGTGGTACTGTGACATGCTTACTGACATAGTTTTCATACTCTGTCATTTCTTCCAACAGCAATGCATCCGCTTCTTCCTGCGTGATTGTCATGTCTCTTTCTGCTGTTTTAGTGTGTCCGTAACCGATTGTCCAAACACCTGCTGCACATCTATAAGCTGTAAGTTCACAGCCCTCGAAGTGTCTAATTAGTTCTAATCCTTGTTCTGATATTTTCATTTGTTTCCTTATAAGATTGGGGAGTCCGAAAACTCCCCGAATGCAGTCTGACAGGTTATGCAAGTATCTGAATACTCTGTACCATGATGCCACCGAAGGCTATGACTAATGTATAATTAGCCACCATGCTGCAGAACTCTCCGTTCTCACATATGCTATCACGAACTTTAGAAGCTATTGCTTTCATTTTAGTTTATCTCCAAGATTTTCCTCTTAGAATCTGGAGTTCGTGATAAGTTGATTGTCAGTAATCCGTCTTGTAGATTTACCTTATCTACTAACAGGTCGGCGTTTAGAATAAATCTTCGTTCAAAAGATTTTAGACTAAGACCCTGATGAACAAATTCTTCATCATTACCTAGTTTTGTGTCTTTTTTACCCTTTATGTGGAGTTCTTTGTTATCAAAGACAATCTCCAGTTCTTCTTTCTTCCAACCGGGCACTGCAACTTCTATACGATAGTTGTTGTTCCCTGCTATTAAGTTATATCTAGGATATCCACTTTCCGTATAAGACGGTAATGTGGGCATATCCAATCCAAGCCAAAATTTACTTAAATCTATACTCATTTTTTATCTCCATAATTCCTTTTCAGTAAATATTCACGTTCCTTTTCAGTAAACGCACCAATTGTAAGCCAAAACTATGACTTACAGAATAATTATATCAAATTTTAACCTTGATGTCAAGAACTATTTTTCAGAGTCATCAAACTCTATAAGTCCCTTCTCCTCTAAATAGTCTACCGTGGATCGGATTCCGATTTGTTTTCCTATAGTATATGCACAAGCTATGCACATAATTAAAAATATTATTTCACTTATTTCATTATTTATCATTTGTATATTATATCAACAGTAAAACCTCATGTCAAGGATAATCTATACCATTGCTGAAAATAGTACTTGACAGTACCTTTTAAATTTAGTATAATATCTGTATGAAATATAAAAAAGCAATAGAATATTTACACAAAGCATTTGCAGAACTTCCTGAAGGAGTTGAACTTACAAAAGGTGGAGTTGGAGAACTTGCACTCGCAAATCATCTCGGTCATACACTTGTAGATGGAGACAAAAATGCTGATGCATACCTCGGTGAGCTAGAGTATGAATACAAGATTAGTCATACTGACCAATTTAATTTTAACTTTGGAACGAGACAAATGCAGAACGGCATGGAGTGGGAAGATAAGATTCGTACGAAAGTATCTAAGTGGGAAGGAGCATACTGTGCCCGAGTCATTGGAGTAACAGTCGAGGAGGTTGCCTACATTGAAAGCAAAGTTCTGCTCGATTACTTACTAGAACACTTTAGTAAGACGAAAGGACAACTGCTAGTGAAGAACTTTTCTATGAAAGCGTTCAAGGCACTTAAAAATAGTTCTTGACATCAAGTTAAAAATCGAGTATAATATCAGTATGAATAAATGGACAACAGAGCAATTGGATTATCTAAAGAGGCACTACAATGTGCTACCAATAGAGGAACTTGCACAGAAATTAGAACGCACTGAAGACAGTATCGTATCAAAAGTATACTATCTTCGTAGGCGAGGTTTTACTTTTCACAGGAGAGCAGATGCCAAGTGTTAATCTAAAAGGAATGTCCTTCGAGAAAGGACTTAGAATTTTCCGAAAGAAGTGCATGAACGCTGAAATCAAAGAAAGATG